GCTAACGGCTAGCCCAAGAATAAATTCCCGATTTTCGGCCTCCATCTAGTGAGTTTTCCTAAATCCAAGGGGATCCTTAGACACCTAGTACATGATATACTACGTTTGTTTGTTTATTTTGCCTTCTGTAAAAATTCAAGCATTCATACACAGAAGAGTGAAGAAGTATGAGCTTGCTCTTTTAGCGGCCATATTGACGTTTATAGTCTCTATGGTCTCTATTAAAAAGAGTAAAATAAGGTGATTAAAAGTTGCGAACATCTTTCATCACCGGAACACCCAAAAGTGTTCCAAAAGAAAAATCATCGGATGTTGATCGATAAACTGTAATGTTTTGATTTCCAAGACCCTCAATCCAAATTACTGGGGTGGGGTAGTTACCGTCGCGGACAATGGAGTTAGTAATACCACCATATTCAACTGGCACCATGTGAGCGGCGCAGTAATAAGGGATCTCGAGTTCAATGAGACCTTCTTTGCTAACAATAACAGGAAGTTCATCACAAAACAGTTTTGGGATACTGGTTGCAACTGCAGTATCAACAGCTGATGTTGGGCGGGGCTGAGCAATATCATCAAGAATATTGTTATAAAAACGCACTTTAATTGGCTCAGCCTGAGTGAAATTCCAATCACGAACATAGATCTTGAGACGCATACCACCACGCATAAAGCCATAGATGGGATACAATTCAGAATAAATGTCATGATCAGCATAAACACTCGAAATGGGAGTGTGTGCCCAAGCATCAATACCGACTAAATGTCCAGAAGGGACTTGAACTTGCTTAATGAGTCGGTTACGTTTAAGCATTTGACGGAAAGATCGTACAGATTCACCAAAGCAGCGAGCATCAGCGAGTTGACCTAAGTTAATGTGTGATCTTTTGCCTGCTTCATCAGATTCACCAATTTGGGCCACGATTTCGGGGGTTTCGTCAGATTCCTCCGATACGTGTTCCAAAGCTGGCGGTATCGATGTAAGCTTAGTAGTTGACTTGGCATTTTTCGCACGCTTTCCATCAGTTACAATAGTAACATCACGATTTCCAATAAAGATATTGAAAGATCCAATCTGAGCTGTAACTTCAGTGGGGTCGGAACTGGAGTATCAACAGTATCCGTACCTTCTTCGGCAATACTACGTAATGTTCGAGTTAAAGTACTTTCCTCGCTTTCGGGTTTAACAGCCCAGCGAGTACGGCGTGGTCCGGCAAATTGAAAATTTGAGGCGCCACCGACTTCAACCATAACATCAGTAACGTTGGAAACAGAGGGAGGTGAAACAAGTGGGTTTACAACTGTCATCACGAGACGACCGGTGGTATGATTTCTTAAGTCAGTACCACCATGACACAACATCCAGGCACGAGTAGACACATATGGGACAACGAATTTGAAACTGGAGGATTGGGAAAGATCAAAGACTTCAGTGTAATTGAAGCCAGGCATTGAAGTAAAATTATAATCATCAGCAATCTTAGAGAAGGGAATGAAAGTGACCTGAACACGACCTGTGTGAAACTTAGTTTTTACAAAATGAAAAGTAAACTCAATATCTCCTCTCCAATGGGTAAAGAAACCCTGGGCAAACCACAAGTGTGGTCCAGTAGTGTACCCTTGAGTAGGAGACACTTCATTGCGGAGCAGAGATGGGCCCACATAGGTTTGGTACAAAACAGTATCAGACACTTGAGACATATTCCATGTAATACGATTGATGAGTGCGGTTTTCTGCACAAGATGAGACAAAGCAAGCTCATCATGATCACAACCAGCAAACGAGTCAAATGTTTCCAATTCATTGGCAGCACTTAGAGCTAGCTTGCGGCTTGTATCAATACCATCATAATTCATAGAATAAGGATTGGGTATCTGTTTCATGTATGCGGGAACTGCTTGTGAAGTGGGTTTTGAAAATCCAAATAAAGAAGCTACGGAAAGAGCAGATTCAGCCATCCATTCGACAGGTTTGGTAAGAGTAGAGAGAGCAGGGGCAATAGAACTTGCACCTTTAGCGAATTTACTAACAGAAGAAAGCATAGTTGAGATACCACTTTGCTCATGTTGTTTCATTTCACCACCAATTTGGGCTTCAATTGGTGAAGTTCCATGATCACGAAAACGATCATCGTTGTTTTCGAGGAATGCTTCAACATGTTCTGAACCAATTTGAGCATGGACAGTAGAAATACGAGCGGCAGTAGGGAACATCACCTCGGGTTCAACGAATTGAGCCCAAATAGTGTAACCCACAAAAGAAGCATCAGCAGAAACTAACGGCGAAACTACGGACAAATATACAGTACCAAATGAACCTTGACCAGTAACTAAATTATAGAAAATGTGAGGGGCAATATAAGGAAGGGTATATTCAAGAGCTGAACCTTCAGCCAAATTAAGTTTTACATTTGCACAGCCTGAACGACCAGTGATGGTCTCATTAACTTTACTTACATGAACTGGCATATACGGAGCATACGGAATATGATGTAACATCACCATACCTTGCTGCAATGGTTGAGAGTTAAATTGAACAAAAATTTTAATTGAAGCACGAAGACCAACAAAACCAGCAAGCTTTTCAGCATACATAGCTTTAGCAATCATCGCATCGGGAAAATCTAAAGTGAACAAAGTTGAATTAATTGCATCAGTGGTGTTCCACTGTCCGCTGCCTAGTACAACGGGACGTTTCAAAAAGTCAGAAATGTCATGAGATTGGCGTTCGCCAATCAAAGATGACATATCAGCAGCCACTTTTGTGGCTCCTTCATAAGCATTGGTTGAAGTAGTACCATCATCACGAATGGTGACGGTGTCGGAAATGGTTGTAGACAAAGAAGAAATTGGGGTTTCAATGTTAAAATTTGCAGCAAGTCGGGTATCTTTCTTCGGGCATGACTTAATGCTACCGAAGGCATTCCTGTTCGCCTGGATTTAGAGAGGGCTGCTCTCAGCGCATCCTGGCTGGTAAATGTAAAAACATAACGCTGTTAACTCAGTAGCTCGAAAGAAAATATTTTATACAGGAAAGAGGTTGCCTATTTTCAATCTGATCACACTAAGTCCTTTTGCACTCTACATATCGTTAAGATAGGTGTAGTACGATTCAATGCAAGGAATTGGATTCCCCTGCTTCTCATGGGCATTGCAGATTTTGCGAGTATACTCGTCAAACTCTGTTTTACCAATCAAAGCAAGTTCCTTGCACACGTCTTGTACGGTAGTCAATTCAATTTGAACTGTGTCAACAACATTGTTGCGACGAGTCCAATTCAGAGATTCGAGACGGGAAGCAATGGTCGATGGGCAAGAAATTCGATTCAGATAAGAGTTAAAGTGGAAATATCTTTGAAGAAAGGTAACATCGGTGAGTTCACGATGTTCAACAACAGCAGCTCCTTTAGCTTCATCGGTATAGTCCATACCAATTTTGGCATAACCACGAGAAGCAACAACTTGGTTGAAATGAGGAGCAATAAAATCAGAAATATTAACAACATTATCATCACCATACGAACACATATTTACATTTTCATTATATATGGACATTTTACGAAATTCCTTAGGAACTTCCATAAGATAAACACAACGCATGGAAATAGCATTATAGATGGAGTTGACAATAGCAGTAATAGGACAACCAGATGGAATACTGTGCGTCCACTGATAAACGTTTCCGCGACACAAATGGACTGAATGAACAATAGAATTCCACAAAACAGCACGAACTAGTTGGTTTTCTTCGGAATCGGAATACCATCTGTTGATGATGTCAAGAACTCCCCACAAAATTTTGGCAATGAGAGTACCATCATAATTTGAGAAATCACCAGCGTAACACTTATCACCAACTTTAGATAAAAGCTTACCTAACACATGCCATTCAGAAGAAAAAGGGTTAATACCAACAGCAATTTCATTGTACATACGATTGTCCATAACATGAGCCATGAACTGCATAAAATATTTACGAAACAACACAGTATAATCCATGGGA